CGCGGCGGGCGATTGCCGTGCGCGCCGCCGACGCCGAAGACCCTGTTCGGCAGCACGACGGCTTACGCCTGGTCGCCGAACACGTCGTAGAGCGTGATCGAGGAGCCGGAGCCGGTGATCGCCGGACCCGAAGAATGGTCGTTCTTCACGTCGATCTTGAGGTAGCGCGCCTGCACCGGGATGGTGCGGTTCTTCTTGTAGGTCGTGCTGGCTGTCTCCATCGCGACGATCATCCCCAGGTCCATGTTGGTCGCGTCGTCGAAGTCGCTGTTGTCGTGGCTCCACTGGAGCGAGATCACGGCCTGCTTGTTGCCGGCCGGCGTGCCGGCGGCGAGGATGATGACCGCCTCGATGCCGATGGCGAGCGGCGTCGGCGCGCCAAGGTCGATCGCGCTGCTCGTCTGATTGGCGCCCGCCGAGATGTCCGAGCCGAACAGCCCCGAGACGGACGGGCCGGCGGCGAAGTCGAGGCCGAGATCCTGGGCCATTACAGCGCCTCCGCCAGCTCTACGTCATGCGTCGTGACGACGCCCAGCCCAAGCTCCTGCGCCCGGCTGACCTGGTCGTCGGCGAGCGCCCGCAGCGCCTCCGCCTGCGCGTCCGTCATGCCGCCGGCCGCGACGATGGTCTGCGTCATGGCGACGAAGGTAGCGCCCCGCGTCCGCACCGCCGGATAGCTCGGATGCGCGTTGCGCAGGCGGATGGCCGCCCGGCAGGCCATGCCGGCCGCCGAGGCGTCGGCGGCATGGCCCTCGATCCACTCCCACACCGGCACGCCATTGGCGTCCGCCATGTTGTCGAGCGCCTGGTGCAGCTCGCCGACCGCGACGCCGCCGGCCCGCGACATGGCGTTCAGCAGCTCGGCCTTGCGGTTGGAGGTCTGGCCGTCGTAGCCGAGCCCGGCCGGGTCGCCCTCCAGCTCGGCCTTCAGGGCGGCGCCGTCCACGGCCTACGCCCCGCCTTCGGTGATCGTGCCGGAGGTGATCTGCACCGGCTGGGTGGCGGTGAGCGAGGTGCTGACCAGCTCCAGGTCGCCGCCGGCGCCCGAGGCGCTGACCGTGCCCTGGCCGACCGCGTTGGCCTCGGAGATCGTCGCGCCGTCGGCCGAGCTGTAGAGGCGGAACCAGGTTGCCGTGCCGGTGGCGTCGGCCGACAGGTCCTCGACGGCCGGCGAGAAATCGAAGGTCAGCACGCCGCCCGAGGCGTTCGGCGCCGACGGGTCGGCCAGCGCGATCTTCGCCAGCAGCGTGTTGCCGGAGAGCGCCGTCGCCGGCGTCGTCGGCTTGGTCCCGGAATAGATCGCCAGGATGCCCGCGCCCGCGCCCACGTCGAGCGCGTCGCGGATCACGTCCAGCCGGGCGTTCCGCACGGCGGCGACGAATTGCATGGTCATGGAAGGCCTCCTCGCGAACGGCGTTCGCGGCGAAATGAGATGGTGGCGGCGACTCAGCCCTTGGCGGCGGGCTTGCGCCGCCCGCGGCGCGGTGGCTCGGGCGAGGGCTTCGCGGGATCAGGCTCGCCGACCAGATCGGCGACGGCGGCCGAGACGAAGCTGGCGGCCAGGCCGTCGCCCACAACGTAGGTCAAGCCCTTCAGGTAGGGCCGCACGGTGTGGCCGTCGTTGGCCCCGTCGCGCGTCTCGCGCATGCGGATGGTCGGCATCGTCGGGTCTCCCTTCAGAACTTGCCGCTGACCAGCGGGTTCGGGTGCCGGGAATGGTCATAACGGGCCTCGATCTCGGCCGCGCTCGGGATGCTCTCGCGCGGCCGGAAGGCGACCTTCGCCAGGCCGTCCGGCTGCGGCTGGATATCGACCTCGAGCGTGTCGTAGCCGTAGAGCCGCTCGGCCAGCGGGGCCATGCTGTCCATCAGCGTCGAGCGGTCGGGGATGCCAATCAGGATCCCGCGCGAGGCGGCCACGCCCATCCAGAACTCCAGGCAGGCGCGGCCCTTCTCGGCGTGATGGGCGTTCGGGTACGTATAGTCGCAGCCGAACAGGCTGACCTTCTGCACGCCAATGTGGATGGCGTAGGCCAGCGCATAGGCCGCGGTGGAGTTGAAGTAGGCGTATTGCAGGTCGTTGATCGCCGCCTCGAGCGGGAATTCGACCAGGCCCGGATAGTCGGGGTGCGCCCGGCTGGTGTAGATCGGCCCGGGATGGCGGCGCAGCCATTTCAGCATCGCCGCGATGTTGCCGTCCGGCGCGGCGGCGGCGCGCAGCTCCTGGATCCGCACGTCGTCCATGTGGAAGACGCGGTCGCATTGCAGCACGTCGCCGAGCGCGTTGATCGCCCAGGCCTCGTCGCAGAAGGCGCTGCGCCCGCCGGCGCGCCGCACGACGTCGGTGTAGACCTCGATCGACGGCCCGAGGCCGAGGATCGCGACATGCGCCGGCGGCGCGGGCGCGGGCGCGGGCGCTTCGGCGTCGCCCTCATAGCGCTCGGGCTCGGGAGCCAGCGCGAGCGGCGCGGCGCGTTCAGCGACGACCATGACGGTCCTTCCGTTGCAGTTGGGCTCGACTTCGGAATGCGGCCCCGCCTGGCCGTGCCACTCGACGACGCGCCAGCCCGCCTGAGCCAGCAGGGCGGCGAACGCCTGGCGGGTGTAGTGGCGGTAATGAAAGGCGTGGCCGCGAAAGGGGAAGACCTCCTCGTTCGGCACGCTCGCCAGCAGCAGCGGCGCGCAGCGCCGGAGCGCGCGCAGCATCGGCAGCGGGTCGGCGACATGCTCGATCGTCTCGAAACAGACGGCCGCGTCGAAGCAGCCGATCTCGCAGGCCTCCAGCTGCGCGCCGTCGGCCCAGGCGAACTCCACGCGCGGATGCGCCCAATGCGCCCGGGCGTAGAACAGCGCCGCCAGGTCGGCGTCGAGGCCCAGCACGCTCGCGCCCGCCTGCGCCAGCACGTTGGCGCCGTAGCCGACGCCGCAGGCGAGATCAAGCACGCGCTTGCCGCCAGCATGGGCCCCGCCGAGCCGCCCCGCCGCCCACTCGTAGCGGGCGACGTGGTCGCGCCGGACGCCCGCGAGCGTCGACGCGACCTGTCGTTCGCCGGAACGCAACTAGGCCACCGGTTCCTGATCTGCGCCGCCCTGGATCAGGTTGACCCCGATCGGCGTGCCGGCGGTGATGATCGAGGAGAGCTTCGCCTTGATGTAGCGCATGGCCCCGATATAGCCGAGGCGCTTGGTCACGTTCTTGTTCGATCCGGAGGTGCGCGGCGTGCCGGCGGCGATGCCGGCGGCGGCCTCGGTGCCGATCAGGTCGGCGTCGGCGACCGAGGTGAAGCTGCCGCCGCTCGTGGCGCACTCGGTGATCAGGGGGGTGAAGACCGCGTTGGTGGCGGTAATCGTGCCGTAGCTGAACTCCAGCACCGCCGAGCGGTAGCCGCGCAGGTCGAGCGCGGCGGAGGTCTTGCCGGTGCCGGTGGTGCCGATCGCCACGGGCGAGACCGCCCGCACGATGTTGATGTTGTTCTTCAGGTCGCGCATCGCGCGTCCTCCTCTTGTGAATGGCGCCCGCCCCCGGCGTTACGCGGGACGGGCCAGAGCGCCGAGATGACGGAAAGAAAGCGGGGCCGGCCGAAGCCGGCCCCAAGGCGCGCTGCGGGGCGAGAGGGACGCGACCCCGCGGCGGAGGAAGGCTCAGATGAACTTGAGCAGCTTGAGCGCCTCGGAATTCTGCACGGCCCCGCCGACGCGCCGGGTCGTGTAGAAGCGCACGAACGGCTTGTTGGTGAAGGGATCGCGCAGCGAGCGGATGCCCTGGCGGTCAACGATCTGGTAGCCGAGCCGGAAGTTTCCGAAGGCGATCGACAGGCTGTTCGCCGCGATCGCCGGCATGTCCTCGGCCTCGGTCACCGGATAGCCCAGCAGCGAGGAGGGCTGCCCCGCCTCCATGCTGGGCAGCCAGATGTAGCTGCCGTCAGTGTCCTTCAGCCGACGGGTCGTGCCCAGCACGGCGCGGTTCATCACCCAGCGTGCGTCGTTGCGATAGGCCTCCTTCAGCTTGTGCACCAGCTCGATCAGCTTGTCCGAGCCGTTCGGGTCCTCGCCGAAGCTCGCCGAGGTGCCGGTCGCCAGGTGCTCCAGCACGCCCCAGGCGCGGGTCGCGTCCGCCGTCGCCGCGGTCGTGTAGTCGAGGAAGCCGCGCGGCTGGCCGACGCCGTTGCCGCTGACGAAGGCGGTCGCCTCGATCCGGGCGAGCTTGTCGGCGACCTTGCCGGCGAGCCAGGCCTCGATGTCGACCATGCTATCGTCGAGCAGCTGCTGCGTCGCCTCGGGCATGGCGTACATCTCATGCACCGGGATGCGCCACTTGCCGACCTGCGGCGAGGTGGTCGCGGTGCGCGCGGCCTGCTCGGCGACCCAGCCGGCATTCGCCTCGTTGAGGTCGTTGATGCCCTCTAGCGCGTCGGTCGAGATAAGCTGCACCGCCGCGATCTGGCGGATCGGCGAGCTCTCGTAGACCTTGGTGACGATGCTGCCGCCGGTGTCCGGCGTCACCAGGTAGCCGCCATCGGGATCGGAGCCGACCGACATGGCCTTGCGGTCGGCGTCCTCGATCATCGCCTCGCCGCCGCGCGCCCAGCGGCCGAAGGCCTGCTTATATGCGCGGAAGCCGTCGACGTCGACGGGCGCCGGCGGCATGCGGCCCTTGAGCTGCGCCGACAGGCGGGCCTGGAGATTGAAGGCCTCGACATGCTTGCGTTCCGCGTCGGCATCGGCACCGAGGCCGCCGCCGCCGAGCCGCTCGCGGTTGGCCTTGGCCTCGGCCGCGTCGACGCGCGCGTCGACCTTCTTGATCGCGGCGCCCTGATTCTTGATCGCGTCGCTCTGGCTGTCTATCGCCTTGGTGATCTTGTCGACCGTCTCCTTGGTCTCGGCCGTCTCGCCGCCAAACTTCTTCTGCTCGGCGGCGATGCCGTCGACGGTCGCCTTGAAGGCCTCGAAGGTCCGGCCC